CCATTTATAAGCTCCGCTGTCACCGTAGCGTCGATGACCTGCTCCAATGTCTCCAGCGACACTTCCGGCAGCGTCGACACGTCGCCTTCGATGTAAGGGACGCGCGGCAATTCCTGATAGCCGTGAACGTAGTCCTGTCCCGCAATGCCGGTGCGCTCGACCGGTGTTGCCGAGACGGTGAGGTTGCCTTTGAGCGGCAACATGCCGCCATCGTATTTCAGATAAGCCGTACCAGCGAACGGACCTTGCGGCATGTCGTTCTCCTATGTCGGGGTGAAAAATGTATTGCGCCGATCAAGTATCCCGGCAACTTCGTAGTCTGGCAGCATCTCGACAATCGCGGCCCGCATTCCTTCATTGAGCGTTTCAATGATCAGCGGTGGTTTGCTCTGCTGGATTGTCGCCATCGCCCCTTTTATTACAGAAAGCTCGTGCAATTCCACATCGATCTTCAGCGCCGCCACGTTTTGCAGACACAGGCTGTCGATGGTCACACATTCCACCTCGATGCTGTCCGTGTGCCCTTGGATACCGCCTTCAAGCGATCCGCCTGTCGTCAGCGGCGTGTGGCGGCTGTAGTAGAGCCTTGTCGTTCCGGCCCGGTCAGACGCCGCCTTCGGCACGATCTTGATGTAATTGTTCACCTTGTTCATGCAGGCATTGACATCCAGCCGCCAACGATTTGCTGGCATCGGTTCCATCGCCACCACGTCCGCGCCATGCAGTGCGGCGATAATCGAGAACAGGCCGGTGTACGCGCCGACATCCAGCGCGATCATCCCCGGCTGTACGATCCGCGACCACAGCGCAAGGCTTTCCGGCTCAAAGCCGCTGCCGTCTTTCATGTGCGCGACCATGCGGTCGCCGTCATCGACGATGCTGACCTTCACGCCACCAACCTCGAAGATCATTGCCACGCCTCCTGCACCCACTTGATCGGACAGTTGTGCGGCTTGTGACTGCCGCCGAAGTTGACGATGCTCGCGCCCTTCGGCGGATGACCGGTCAAGTTCCTGTAGTTGCAGAAGAAACCTTTCGGCAGCATGTCCTGCAAGAATGGTGCGGTCGGGTACAGGTCTTCGATGATTGCCTGATCGCCGTGCCGCACGTGCCGCGACAGCAGCAACGTGCGGCGCTTGTCGAAGTTCGTCCAGATAAAGCCCGCCTGCCCGCCGCCGATCACCATGATGCTGGAATTGTACTTGCACGGATAGTTCGTTACGCCCGCCAGCCGCGCGAAGTTTTGACAAATCGCAAATTCCCCGGCCACAGCCGTCAGCGGCAACAGGCTATTGATGATCACCGTGTCGAGGTCGATGTAGACCACCTTCGACAGGCCGCGCCACTCCAGCGAGAACAGAACCATCTTTGCAAACCAGCCGAGCAGGCCAAGGTCTGTCACGTCGACAAACACCACGCCCTCGCACCGCTCTGGTTGATCGGTCAGGCACACCATCACATGCGGGCGGGTCAGGTGCCGCGACACCATGTTGCGCAGCTTTGCGACGTAGTCCATGCCGTAGAGATTACCGGTGCGGACGCAGGCGATGATCAATTCACTTTCCATGCTCCGCAAACCACCCCAGCATTCGGTCGGCAACCTTATCCCACGTCTGCTTGCGCGCCAGCTTTTTCGAAGCGTCGATGTCGATCATCCCCATGATCGCGCCCCACGGCGCGCGAATGCCGTCATACTTGACGTGTCGCACGGTATCGAGCCGGTCCTGATAGATCAGTCCGCTTGGCGTCGTGACCAGCGCCCCGCAGTACGCCAATTCCAGACAGGTGAGGCCGACGCTCTCCTTGTGCGTCGCCATGTAGATCGTCGTCTTACGATATTCGGTGGCGATGTCTTCGAACGGAATGTGCTGCCGGTCGAATGACTTGAACTGCACGTTGTTGATGTCGATGTCTTCGGCCCCGCCGTTTACCAGCCGCCGCAACCGGATCGAGCGATAGCGTTCCTGCCAGCCGCCGCATTGCGCAAACATTGCTGCGTCAAGCGTCACGCCCTCGGTCACGTCCGGCTGCCCGCTCTTGTAGTACGGATGATCGATCAGGATGCGAAGCTCGCCCTGCTTCTGCTCGGGATACAGCAACTCGGGATCAGCCGCCCAGCCGATGTAGTGGTTGCGGTCGGCGTAACGCTCCCAGCTTTTCGTGCGCAGCGCGTCGTCACGAAACATGAAATTGCAATCGACACCGATCATGTGTTCGGACAACCAATCGTGCACGAGACCATCGTGCATCTGCGTAACCTTGCCCCTGACCTTGGTGCCGATGATCGCGGCGCAGCCGACCGGCTGGTGCGTGAACCAGCGCAGGCCCAGCGCCAGCACGTGGTCGGCACCGGCAGGATCGACATCCCGTAAATAATTCAACGGGTCGGGATGCTTGCCGTCGATGAAGTGCAGGTCGACGCCGCGCGCCCGCAACTCGCGCATCAGATAGAACGCCTGCACCCCGGTAAAGTTTTTCACTTTGCGCCGGTCGCGGATGTCGGGTCCGATGATCAGCAGCTTCATGTGCCGCACGCCTGCAATTGCGCCCGCCATTCGTCGGCAAACTCACAATGCTCGTAGCCCTTGATGTTCGGCGTCCCTGTCGTGAAATGCACCAGCTTGGCGCGCGGATTTCTCGCCATCTCTCCGACAAGGTGGTTCCACGCCGGGTCAAGCTCGCCAATGTCGTTGTCGCCCAGCCAACTGAACTGGTGCAGCCACAACCCGCGTTCTCGGTTCACCACGTCAGGCGTGAGCAAACGCGTGCGCGGATGCTCGCAATTCCACAGCACCACGCTCGACCAGTTCTTTCGTGCGTAGGCGGTCTGGATTTGCCCATCCATCTTGATCATGCTGTTCGGGTTGTGATTGTGCTTCACCACCATGCAGGCTTTGCTGCGGTCGGCCTGCGCGAACAATTCCGTCAAGCTCACGCGCGCCATGACATCGGCATCCACAAAGATCGCCCAGCCCTTGCGTGCGAGATACGGCACGAGGAAGCGGCTGATGGCAAACTCGGTCGCCATTGGTGCCTGCGAGATGACATCCCACAGCCGCCCGTCGCGCATCTCTGTCGGCCTGTCGTACAGACCTTTGCTGCGCAGTTCGTTAAGCACCAGCCCCTTGATTGGCACTGGCCTGACCAGCCGCGTGCGGATACTGCGAAGGGCTACGGCAAAGCCAACTGTCTCTGCTGGCCTCGGGTCGAAGCCAACCCAGATTGAAGGGGTGGCCTCGGGTGCAGACACTCAGTTGGCTCCGTTACTGCGGACGTACTCTGTGCCTTCCTCCAGCGTCATCTTTTCAAAGCAGGTGATATGCGAAGTCGGACAGGCATTGATGACGCTGATGCGATGCTCGGTGATGTACGGCAAGTAGGTGTCGAAGTGCTTCGACCATTCCAGCCAGTTCGCCGCACTCTGGTGCATCTTGCGGATGTAGTGCTGATCGTTGTGGCGAAACGCCTTGCCCTCGACCATGTGCTGCACGGCAACACCGGGGTCGTAGTCGAAACCGAACAACACGATGTCTTTGGCCCGCTTGTGCAGGGCAATCTGCAACGCGCCGTAGCCTGACGTGCCACCGCCGTAGATTTCACCGGGGTCTTCCGAAATGCCTTCACCGGTCAGCCGCCGCAGGAAGGTGACGTTCTCCGATGGTGGCGGCCCGGTCTTGTCGATTTGCTCGACCGGCACCGCCCAATACACGCGGCTCTGCACGTTCGCCAGCTTGTCGCGCCAATCCATGTAGCGCGGCATGTCGAGGCCGAAGCCTGCGTCGGCCCACGGGATGTCGAAGATCGATCCTTTGACCGCCAGCACATGTGCGCCGCGCAACTTTTCAAAATCAAATCCGGTCAGCGATGTACCACCACCGACAATCGCCACCGGCCTGTCGTCCCAGAATGGCTCCTTGATTTGCCCGTAGAACTGCATTGTCCACCTCGCATGTTAAGGGCACGCACCATGCCACAACGGTGCGTGCCCCGCAGTACATCAATTCCTATTTGCGCTTTGATGGCGTCACTGTCGGGCCTTGCGGCTTGAGAACGACAATCGTCTCCCAGCCGTTTTCCGGTGTCCAGATCGGAATGACCTTCAGCTTGTCGCCGCCGACATCGACGGTGCCGCCCGGTGGCAGAACGATTGGCGGTGTCGGACGCGGATCGGTCGGACCCCAAATATAGACTGGTTTCCAGCCGCCGCTGTCTGGCGGCAGAACAATTGGATGCTCGGGATGCGGCTGCGCTCCCGGCAGGTCATGGTCTGGCCTCGGCTGCGCACCCGGCAGCGTATGGTCGGGATGCGGGCCGTCCTCGGGGATACCGTACTCGGGATCAACCGGTGCGCCCGGTGGCAGCGGATAGTAAATCGGATGCTCTGGATGCGGCAGATCACCCGGCAACGTCTGGTCTGGCCGCCCCGGCGCTCCTGTCGGTGGCTGTGGCTTCGGCAGTTCGTGATCGGGATGTGCGCCGGATACGACCGGCGAGATGATGGCGAGAAATGGCTTCATGCTCACAACTCCTTGTGCGTGTTGAAGGACAACGTCTAGCACGTCTCCATTACGTTGCGATGGCTGTATCGACGCCTCGGTTGTATTGCAGACGGAACTGCGCCAGCACGGCAAAAATTCTCAACTGATTGATGAGGTCTGGCGGATAGAGGACGTTGACGCGGTTCGGATCATTCGGGTCGCGCTCGACAATCAGGTTTGCCTTGAATGCCGTTGCGTTCTCCACGCGGCCCAAGAACTCATCGAAACGATACTGCGCAATGAGTTCCGCCTTGATGATCTTCGGTGTCACCACCGCCTGACCGGCACCGAAGCGGGTGCCGTCATCGGCCAGCTTGTGACGCGGATACTTGGTGGTGATGGCGTAGCGTTGCGAGCGGAACAGCGCCGCCAGCGTTGCGAGTGTCGGGACAAGTTCGTATGCGTCGTCACCCTGCCCGTACAGGTTCTTCTGGTAAGTGGTGCTTTCCCTTTTGATCGAAGGAACGCCATCGGCATTGATCGCCTGCGTGGCAAGTCCGACCCACGACAGATCGTTCATGTGACGCATGGTGAACCGCTGATGTCTGGGTGCGGGCAAGCACCCCTCCATCGGCAGCGTCTGTAATGGTCGCGCAGGATCATTGACCAGAGCGCGTGCCGCCTTTGCAGCGTAGGCAGCGGCCCAGCACCATGACGGTGTTGGCGAGTTTGCTTCCACCGCCATGATCGACATGACGCCTGAGTTGTTGTTCGGGCCGTACACCAGCAGATCGTCATAACCGCGCGGATCGCCGCTCGTGGCGATGCCATGTCGCGCCGCGAACACGTGCCCGTAAAGCTGGCGCATCCAGCCCCAGCGTCCGGTGTCACTAAAGCCGTACTCAGCCTCGATGGCCATGAGCGCGTTGCTGTCGGTGAAGCCCATCGCAACGTACTCGTAGGCTTCATCGCCCATGTTTAGGATGGCTTGCGCAATGTCGGGCGTCCCGGTGCCGCCCGCCAGCTTGTTCGACGCCAGATCGATGCCCAGACCAATCGGCACTTGCTCTGCCGCCAACGCCCCGCCGTAGGCAAAGCGGATGTCGATGTCGTTGCCGACAGCGCCCTTGAAGCGCGCGGTCAGCGTCACCACCGGATCACCGGTCGCAGTCTGTGATGCAATCACTGGCATCGACAGGTCTTTGGCAATGGCCGCAACGATATTGTTGGCGACAACGCCGGGGTCTTCGCCAACCTGCACCAGCACCGGCACCATGCGCCCGCCGATATAGACCGGCAGCGTTCCCGCCGCCGTGGCCGGTGCAGTAATGGTGAAGGAGCCTGTCGCCGCCACGCCGGATGCTGGCTCGGCAATGCCGATGCCCCACAGTTCCTGCGCGAAGTTGTTCTTGAAAAAGAACTCGGCCATCCCGTCAAGCTGCGAGCCGTAACCGAATTGCAGGCGGGCGTCGGCCTGCGATGCAATCGGCACCGGCACGTCAGGCGGTGCGGTGCCGTCTGCGCCCATGTAACCGATCAGCAGTGACGGGAGCCGCGTGCGCGGATAGCCTGCCATTGAAGGATCGACTTCCACCCAATAAAGCGGCATCCGCCAGTTGGCGGGGATTTGATTGAACGACACGGGCATTGTCAGTGTCTCCTTCTACGGCCAGAGGTGATTGGCATCATGTGCCTGTCTCGATGTCGTAGACGCGGTCGAGTTGCGGCGTGCCGCTGTCGACGTGCGCCTTGTCGGGATATTGCGTGGTGATGTGGATCGTCTCCAGCCAATCCGGCACCACAGGCGGCCAGTAGCTGGTGAAGTCGAACACCATCTCCACGCGGATTTCGAATAGCGTTGTCTCGCCAACCTTGGCGTACTGCGCGATGCGGTCCATCGCCGGAATGCCCTCGGCCAACCTGACAAACTTTGAACTGGTCAACAGCAGGTCATCGATTTCCGACATCGTCTGCTCAAGCTGGTAGAGCTTGTTCTGGTCTTCGGTTTCAGCGTGGATCGCGCCAGACAGACCAATCGTCAGTTGATGCTTGAAGCGCGGCTCGGCCTGATTTGCTTGTCCGTCCTCCGTGCGCCGTTCGCGCAGGATGTGAATGGCAAGGATCGGCAGGTCTTGCGGCGTCACCTGCAACAGCGGCGTGTTGCGATAGGTCTTGAAGCGCGTGCCGAAGTAGGCCACGCACATGTCGTAGGCGGCCTTCTGGATGTTGAGAGCGTAGCTGCTCATGGTGCTGTGTCACCCGTATCGGGCGGCTCCTGCGTGCGCAGCAACAGGTCACAGCCGCCCTGTCCATCATCGTCAACATCACCGACCCAGAACTTGAAACCAAACGCCCAATGATTTTGCTGCGTGATTTCGATCAGGTCGCCGCGATCCGGCGTGACATCGAAGTCCTTGTGGCGAACGCCCAGCTTTGTCTGCTGGTCGGAAAAGATCGTGTCGTCCTGCATGACCACATCAAGCGCCGTCGATGAAAACACACCGAAGTTGTCATAGGCAGGTGCTCCCGGCTGCGTCACCAGCGGCGTCACCCGAATGGCGATCTTGAAGATGTCGCCTGCGGTTTGCAGCACCAGCGTGTCGAAGTCGATCATTGCCGGTCCTTAAAGAGGGCCGCATTTGCGCGGCCCAAGTCTTGGGGGGAGTTCTTTATCGCCGCCCGCGTCCACGACCGGTTGTCGCTTCCTCGGCCTCGCCTTCGCCTTCGTGCGCGATCTGTCGGCGGTCGTTACCTTCAATCGCTTTGCCTTCGCTGTCGTACTCGACCATCAACGGCGCGGTGCCATCGATTGTCGCGCGTTGCAGCGCCGCAGGCTTGGTGCACATGTTGAGCGCATTCATCTGCGTGTCGAAGTTGATGCCCTTGTCGTTCGGCATCGGATACTGCTTGACGTAACGCGGCAGACCCATCGTGTTGACCGTCTCGATGTAGTCGGCAGGCGCATAGAAAGTCTTGAACAGGTCGGGCGTGCCGGTCGGATAGATGTACGCCGCGTTGTTCTCGACCATCGGCGTGGTGCCGACATAGCCGCGATAGTTCGTCCAGTTGATGCCGCCAAACAGGAATGATCCCCACACCTGTCCTGCGGAGACGTACTGCGTGCGCAACTCCTGCGCCTGCAATGCCGCGATGTAGGTGCCGCGCACTTCGGCATTCTTGATCAACGCATCGAAGAAGCCGTCGCCGCAGATCGCTTCGACGCCAGAAAACGGAACGCCGTCCAGCGCCTTGCCGACATTGCGGATGATGGTGTTACACGCCAGCCGCAGCGAGCCGTCATTGGCGGCTGAACCGAGATTGAGGTTGATCACGGTCGGCACCGGGATGCCATACTCGTTGTAGAGATCGAGCTTGGTGCCGTCCGCGTAGGTCACGACACCCTTGATCGCACCAACCCGGCTGTACTCCTGCGTGTACTCCAGTGACTGACCGGATTGTGCCATCCGTTCACCCACCTTCAGCATCACGCTTTCGGTGCCGTTCTCCTGTCCGAACGGACGCACACCCTGCACTTCCTCGGCCATGACGGCATCGTTGATTTCAAAGTGCGGCACGGTCAGCATCCGCATTCCGCGCCGTGCGCGTGGCATGGTCCGACCGGGACCGCCGCGCGGCGTTGGCGCAATCAGCGTCAGCGTGTAGTTCTTTTCTTCGATGACCACCGCCGTGACGGCGATAGAGCTTTCCGTGAAGATGCCCCGGCTTGAGACATAACCGGGAACGAACTTCAGATTGTTGATGGCAAGCGACAGCGGCACCACACCGAAGGCATCGCTGCGAAAAATATCGAGCATTGTCGTTATCCTCGTTTGTGCTGCCTCGCGGCGAGCGTTGATGAACGTCCGCTAGATGCGGACTGCGATGCCTTTGGTGCCCAGCGTTGTCGCGCCAATGACCTGTTCGGCGGTCGACATCGCTCCCCAATTGATGAGGCGACCGTTGACCTCGGCATTGCGTGCGATCACCGCGATACGCAGCCCATCGGTCGGGTTCGATTTGCCCGCATAGATCGTGATGGCCTGACAATCCGCGCCTGCCGCCGCCACCACATAGGTCGCCGGTTTGTCGGTTGTCGCCGCTGCCGTCATTTTGCATGGCGTGCCGACACCGACTGTGGTCGGGTCCGCAAACCAAGCGTTCTCGCGCGACTGATGCCCATTGCTCTCCGACAGGATGAATTCTGCGGAGTGGGCCTGTTCCGTCAGTACAGGAAACTGTGACATCGTCTAGCTCTCCTATGTTGCCCTGCGGGCATTGAGTTTGTCGGTGATCTTCCCCCACATCGACGCGGGGGCTTTCGCCGGATCGACCATCGGATGCTGTGGCATGATCGAATGCTCCGTGGTGCGCATGGTCAGTAATTCCTTGCGCACGTCCGCGACCGGCGTTGCGGCCCGCACATACGCCCCGACCAAGTCCAGCTTGCCCGCCAGTGCGCAGAGGTCGGTGATGTCGCTGACGTAGGCTTGGTGTTCCTCCATGCCCATCTTTTTCGCCTTGCCGATGTCGATGACTTCGGCGGAAGGCTGCGGGACCGGTGGGTCTGCCGGGTGGTCGACCACCGATCCCGCAGACGAAGCCTGCCGAGTTGGCTCAACCGGCTTCTCAGACACAGCCGCGACCGGAGGTGCCTTCGGTTCTGGCTGTTGGCCTGTCTCTGCTCGGATGCGCTCTGCCACCGCCTTCGGCAACAGCCGCATCGAAACATCTGAAAACGCCGCCATCTTGACTTCCTTCACCACCTCATCGGTGTAACCAAGCGATTTTGCTTCTGTCGCATCCATCAGCCGGTCTTCCTTCAGCAGCGCCTTGACCTTGCTGGTGGTCTGGCCGGATCGCGCCGCGTAGGTGGCGATGATCGACTTGTCGATGCGGTCGAGGTCTTCCGCAACAGCGCGCATGTCGTCGGCATTGCCGAACGAAAAACCGGACGCATTGTGCAGCAGCAGGAACGAGTTCTGCGGCATCACGATCTTGTCGGCTGCCATTGCGATGTAGCTGGCAATCGACGCCGCGATCCCGTCGACCCGCGCCGTCACCTTGGCTTTGTGGTTCTTGATGGCGTTGTGGATGGCCACGCCGTCGAACACGTCGCCACCGGGCGAGTTGATGCGCAGCGTGATGCTATCCACGCCATCGCCCAGCGCACCAAGGTCATCGACAAACGATTTTGCGCTGACCGTTTCTTCACCCCAGAACGACGCGCCGATGGCGTCGTAGATCGTGATTTCCGCCGTGTCGCCTTTCTCTGTCGCCTTCATCGTGTACCAAGGGCGCATTGTTCGCTCCTATGCTGCGTCTGCTGCGTCTGATGCTGCCTGATCGGCAGCTTCCGCCGCTTGATCCTGTGCCGCCTGATCGGCGGCGTCCTGCGCGGCCTGCTCGCTCGGCGTGTTCGGCTGATTGGCCGCCGCGTACACCACCGGGAATACCAAATCCAATTCTTCCTCACGCTCTGCGTCGGCTGCAATGCGCTCATCATTCAGCACCGGATCGAAGCCCTCGGCCTCGATGACATCGCTGCGTGACTTGAAGCCGCTGTCCACCGCCAGCTTCTCTGCCTGACGATCCTTCAGCGGGTCGACCCAATCATTGCGCTGCGGTATCCACTTGCATCGCTGATAGTCCGCCTGCCGCAACAGGTAATCGCTGCTGCTGATCGGCAGGGCTTCGGCAAGAACGGCGGTGTCGAGCCAGCGTCGGTAGATCGGCTGGCACATCTGAAAGACAAAGACGTTGTGCTGGAATTGCTCCAGCTTGCGCCGATACTCGACAATCGATCCGCGCAATGAACTGTAGTTCGCCCTGCGCAGATCGGATGTGCAGAGCGAATACGGAATGCCCAGCGCACCGAACACGGCAAGCTGTTGCCGATACTGATAAGCCTCGTATGTCCCGCCGACATCCGCAGGCTCGCTGAATTTGATGTCTTCTCCCGGCAACAGCGTCTGCAACGTGCCCGGTTCAAGACCGGAGAGGCCGATGCCTTCCTGTTCAGACGTGGTGTCAAGCCCATCCACGGGAATGACATCCTCTGGTGCCGGGGAGGTGACGAAGCCCGCGAACATGGCCGCGATGCGTTTGCGCTCCAACTCCGCGTCGTCGTACTGATCGAGAAAGAACAGCCGGATGAGCGACGGCGTGATGAGCGGCACGCCACGCATCTGGCCGGGGCGCGTGCATTTGAAAACGTGCAGCACTTCGGACGCCGGGACGCGCACCGGGTCCATGCTGGCGACCTGCTCGATTGGCATGTCGCCGGGGTGGATCGGGTAAAACCAGTAGGCGGCGCGGCGGCCAAGAAAATCGAGTTCGATGCCGTTCATGATCCAGTTGCCGTTGTCGGCCTTCTGGTTCATCCAGTACGGGCACATGTCGCTTTCCAGCAACTGCACCTGCATCGGCACAAGGAAGTCGTCACTGACGCGGCGATTGCGATAACGGATGAAGCACTCGCCAGCTTCGAACAGCGCGCGGGCGACGATGGTCTGCATCCCGTACAGGTCGGCAATGCCATCTGCATCGCATTCGTCGGTCCAATCCAGCCACAGCTTCATGATGGCTTCGCGCAAGTCTTTGTCTTCGGTGAACAGCGATGACGGCTTGATGCCGGTGCCGATCAGGTTGGCGACGAAGCTCTCGCAGGCGGCATTGGCGTGCGGATTGTTGCGCAGCACATCGCGCGTGCGGGCGCGCAGCACATGACCGGACGATGTGAGGATGGTGTTGGTGGTGTACTGCGATGGCACCCAGCCCTTGAGCCGTCGCCGGAAGCCGCCGCCATCATAGCCGGTCGACCACTGCGTCGTCGGATTGCCACTGACAAGCGTACTCGGCTGTTGATTGGTGAAGCGCCGCAGCACCGGACCAAGAATGCCTTCATTGAGTGCGTTGCGGATCGCTCCCATCACAGTCCTTTGTCGGACGGAGAAGTCATGCGGATTTGCCGGATGCGTCCACCGCCGCCGTCAAGTTCGTCTTCCATCGCATTGAGGATTTGCCGAAGCTCGTTGAGCGAGCGGAAGTCGGTGCGCTTGTCGCCGTAGCCCGCGCCCTCGACACCGGACGTGATGACCGTGCGCAACGCTTCAATCTGCGCCTGTGTCGGAGCCAGACTTTTTCCGTTGATGGTTTTTGGCAGACCGTACTTCTTGCGCAGCAGTTTTGTTTGCAGGCGAAGATCGAGTGAGCGCATCACGCTCCCAGATAATTTGACCGGATAATGCGTCGTCGCCCACGTCGCCCGCTTGCTGCGGGTGCGGTCGGGTTTTCGACGTTGACTACCTCTGGTGGGGTTGGCGGCTGCCTGCCAACACCCTCTGTAGGGCCCCTGTCGGTTTTTTGCAATGGAATGCGCTGCACGTTGAGCAAATATCCCGCCGCCGCCTGCATCGCCTCGCAGTCGAAAAAGTG